CTTCTGCTCGGCGCCCAGATCGGGCGCCCAGGTAAATCGTGGCTTGCTCATTCTAATTCATCCGTGACTTATCTGTAAAGGAGACCGCCGGGGCGTTGTTGAACCATCAGCTCCTCGCGAACAACGCCCTTCACGCGATCGGCAACCTTCATCCAAACGCCGCGCTCGTCGCCCTGACTTGCCTGATTTTCGGTGCCTTTTTCGTTATTGACCACGATGGAGATATTGACGGTCTGCGCGCCGGCATCACCACCGCCTTCCGAGCGAATCGTCACCGGAATCGAGCGGCCGTCGGGCAGCGGCACGAACGCCTCGTTCATGCTGCCTTCGCCAAAGAGCGCAAGCTGTGGGGAATTCGCAACGCCGCCCTTTGCGTATGCCTTGAGGTCGAGCGGGCCGCCAGCGGTCATGACGCCGCCCTTGGCGAATGGAATACCGTAGAGACCCGAGCCGAGCGACGCGGTTGTCGGACCAAAGCCCGAAGTATCGATCGATGCCGCAAAAGTGCCTGCGGCCGCACCTGCGCCCGGCATCAGCATGTCCAGACCGATCCCGAGCAGAGTGCCAAAGAGACCGCCGCCACCGCCGCCTGCACCTGCCGCACTCAGCGTGGAGAAAAGCTGCATCACCCACGTCATGAGGTTTTGAAGCATCGAACCCAGGCCGCCAGACAGGCTGTTGAACATCTGGCTCATGCCGCTGGTGAGGCTCGTGAACATTCCGCTGAACGAGGCGCGCATCTCCTCGATCATCGAGGCAAAGCCGCTTTTGGCAGCGTTGGCCGACTCCTTATCGCCCGAACCGCCAGCAAGCGCCCCTTTGAGCCAATCGCCGAGACTGTCGAAGGCGCCCGTCACCTTGCCCGCGAGCAGGTCTTTAAGCGCCATCTTCGAGATGTCGTTCGCCATACCAATCACGAAGCTGCGCCAGTCGCCCTTGCCGGTGGTGATCGTCTGGTGAAGGGTGTCGATGAAGCCATTGGCCCAGTTCGCTTCCATCTGCTCGATCTGGTCGATGGTGTTCTTCCACTCCTTCGCGAGCTGCTGAACCGGCGACAGCAGCGCCTCGGTCTTGCGGCGTTCCAGATTTTCCAGGTAGCGAGCGAATTGCTCTTCCGACATTGCTCGTTCGGCGACGGCCTTGCGATACTCCTCGGTCTCAACGGAGAGGCCGGCGATGCGCTCGTCGAACGCGGCACGGTAGGAGTCGATCTTCGCCTTTTCGGCGGCGATGAACGCATCCTGCTCCATGCGAATGCGGTCGCGAGAAGCGATCAGCATGCCCGAGGCATCGGTCGTGAAAGACGCCTCCATGTTGCGGCTCTGCTCGGCGAGTTCGGCCGCAAAGCCCGTCATGTCGGCACGGGCACGGTTCAGCAGCGCCTGGCGCTTCTGCTCCTGGTATTCCGCATTGTTGGCGAGCGTCGGCTTGTCCGACTCCTGGCGCTCGAACTCGCGCATGAGCGCACGCATGGCGTCGGTCTGCTTGAACAGCCCGTCTTCAGCCAGGCGACGCGCAGCCTCGTCGAGATCGACGGACGTTGCGGCAAGGCGCTCCTGAGCGTAGGCGACACCTGTGGCCTCGTCCTTGGCCTTCTGAAGCGCCGCATAGACCTTCATCCACTCCTGAGCGGATTCTTTCGTTTGCGGATCGGCCGCCGAGAAGTCGATGTCCTCTTCGCGCCAGCCGCGTGCCTTGTCATAGCTGCGGTTGGCGAACTTGCGCTTGCTCGGGTCTTTGCCGTCGTCGAAGTCGCCCGACATCCAGCGCTTGACGAAGGCGGCCTTCGCCTGCTCTTCATACGAGGCGTTGCCCGAGAGCGTCGTGCCGGTCTTCAGGCGGGCGATGTCGAGATCGCCGCGCATCTGCTCCAACGTGCGCTGAAAGGCGTTTTCAAATTCACGCTGCGGCTTTCCGCCACCCGAACCACCGCCGAGCCTGAAGCCGGGGTTTGTAGTGGTCGGGCCAGCGCTCATGCCAGCGTCGGCTGCCGGCTTCGGCTTGCTCGGGCCAGGCATCGGACCTTCGTCGCCGGGCACGGGCGGCAGCGGCGGGCCGACGAACTTGCCACGGTTTGCCTCAAGCGCAGCAATCTGCCCTTCGAGGTCGGCAAGCGTCTGGGACGGGCTGAAAGACAGCGCGTTGCGTGCGGTCTCCTTCACCAGCTCCCACTTCAGCTTGAACCAGTCCGTGACGGTGCTGCCCCACTCGAAGAGAGCGTTCTTGGCGTTGTCGAGGAAGTTGCCATCAAAGGTGAAGGCGTCAACAACTGCCGCCTTGCCTTCCGACCACTTCTGCTTGATCCAATCGACCAACTCGCCAACCGTGTCGCCAATCCAGGAAAGCATACCTTTGAGACTGACGCCTTCGAGCGTGAGCGCGCTGATGGCGAAATGCTTGATCTTCAGCCAGGTCAGCTCCCACCAACTACCAAGCTCGTCGGTCCAGCCGATCAGCCAGTCTTTGACCTTGCGCCCGCCAACTTCGAGGTTGAGCACGATGCCGGCCAAGTCCCAGGCGAGCAGGAACGCGCCCACCAGCGGGATTGCCCGCATGAGGCCAGCGCCGATGACCTTCAGACCGGACGTGACCGCCGTGCCGACCGCCGAGAAGATGAGCGGGAAGCGACCAAAGCCGGAGCTGACGGCCAGCGAAGTTGCGAGCGCAGCGGCGCGCAGGCCAGACATACCCGAAGCCAACATGACCGTGGGCGACAGCGCGGTGCGGGACACCAGGCCCACAGCGCTCAGACCGCCAAGCAGACCACGAACGGCCAGCGCCAGACCACCTGCCGCGACCGCACCGACGCTCAGTGCGCCAGCGAGCGGGTTGTTGCGGGCGAAGTCGGCGGCCGCCGTGGCGACAGCGCCGATCGACTCGGGGATGAAGGCGAACTTCTGGAGAAGAACGTCGAACGCGGAGGTCAAATCTTCCGCGCCCTTCTTCATCTTCTGAACGGCGAGGTTCCAGTTGTCAGCCTGCTCTGCGAGATTGATCGTCTCCGAAGCGCTGGCGCTAGACATTGCCGACGCGGTGACGTTCTGCGACCGCTCATAGAAGCGAGGGTCTTGCGCCGTCACCATCTGCGCGATTGCCTTGTTCGACAGACCGGAACGTGCCCAGAACTTTTGCAGAGCGTTACGCTGCATCGCCTCGTCTTCGACGTTCGCGTTCGCGTCGCCGTAATACAAGGCACGGTTCTCCGCGCTCGAATTCATGTAATCCATGATCGGCGCGCGCATCTTCCACATGGCCGTAACCGGGTCGGCCATCATCTCTTGCTGGTTCTTCAGGCCACCGGACTTCATCGCGCGAAGCACGGCCATGTGCTCTGCGCGGCCGCCACGCAGCGATTCGAGGTCGGTGATGTCGCCAGCGGTCAGGCCGGCGCCAGCCAACTGCTCAAGCAGCGTGTTGGAGATGGGCTTACCCATCGCATACAACTGCGCCATCTTGACCATCACACCGACGGACGACACGCCAGCGCCGGCACCGCCCGAGCCGTGACCGCCCGCAACCTTCGCCTGTTCAGCGAGCGCGGCGAGGTTCATCAGGCCAACGTCACTGATCTGGTTCGCGCCAGGGCCGAGGTTTCGCAGAATCGTTTCGATGTCCGCGAGGGTGATCTTGCCGCCCGACACGTTCGCCATGCGAAAGGCCGCGTCGAACGTCCGGTTGATCGCTTGCGGGTCATTGATGACCTGACGGGTTTCGGCGATACCGTAGAGGTTCCGCTGAATGTCGGTCACGCTGCCCGTTTCGTAGCCAAGCGCCTTTAGGGCCTGAACGGTGCGCAGCGACTCCGCGACGGTCTTATCGACCACGCTGACCTTGTTGTAGCCAATCGAGGCGATCGCGGTGAAGCGGCCCTGGATGGCGTCAAGGTTGGACAGGTAGGACTCTTGGCGCGCGAGATCGAACGCCTTGCGGTTGAACTCTTCCAGCTCGGCGCCACGCAAGCCCCACGCCGAGACGCGAAGCTGAAGGTCTTGCATGCTGGCAGAACCTTTCACGGTCTGGCCGAGACCAGCGCCGATCTTCGAAGCGGCCCACATATCGGCGATGCTGCGCCAGATCGCGGCGGTCTCTCGGGCTTGCTGACGCTCGTATTCGGCGGTCTCACGGGCGATACGCCGGCGCTCTGCGGCGGCTGCCGTGGCCGCGCGAACCATTTCCCGATCCGCGGCCGCTTGCTCTTTGGCTTTACGCTGCGCCTGCGCTGCCGCCTCGGCCTGGGCTGTCGCAGTCTTCTTTTCGGCTTCGGCTTGCTGATACAGCAGCGGGATCGACTGCGCGATGTTCCGGTTGCGCTCCTGGAGCGCCTGACTGTGGCGAAGGGTCTCCTGAACGTGGCGACGAATCTGGTCGGCGTTCGCGGTCAGACGGGTCGCTTCACCCAGGTTGCCAGCGATGATGTTCTTGCCACCCCACGGGCCGAGACGCTTCTCGGCAGCAGCAGCAGCCAGACGACGCTGCTCGGCATCCGAGCGCATCTTGGCTTCGAGCGCTTCCAGCTCCTGAATCAGCTTGCGCTTGGAGGCTACGAGTTCGCCGTTCTTTTCCTTCTCGGCGTTGAGTGCGGCGATCTTGGCGCTGATGGCGTCTTGCGCGGCCTTCTTCGCACCGGCAGCAGTTCGCTCCTGCTCACGCTGTAGAGCCTTGTGACCCTGTGCGGCCTGTTGCAGCGACGGCTTCAGAGACTCCATCGCTACGCGGAAACCGTTGGTCTCCTGCGATAGTTGCGCAAGCGAGCGCTGAACCGGCGTCAAACCGTCCTTCAGCTCGCCTGCGGCCTGCTTGGTCTTGCGGGAAGAGGTCGCCACGCGCTCGAAGCGCTCGGCGGTTTGGTTCAGGCGCGTGACAAAGTTGCCGAGCGTCTGGTCCAACTGACGCATCGTGCCAGAGACGCCCTCGACCACTTTCGAGAGCGTCCCGACATCGGCTTCGACGGCTTTCGAGGCTTTCGACGTGTCTTGAAACGTCTTCTTCAGATGTTCCGCGACATCGGCAGCCTTCTTCGTTTTTACAGAAAACCCGGAGTCGTCCAGGGTCAGAACTACACGGATTTGGCCGCCTGCAACCATCTCAACCTCAAGTCATCATTGTTGTGCCAGCTTCTTCAGTTCTTCGAATCCAGCCTCATCACGAACGGCATTCATCGGGTTGGAGTCCAGCTTCACAATCGTTCCGACTTCGAGAATGAGTCGCTGTCGGTGGTCATGCGCCGCTTCGCCACCCTGACCGCAAACTGCGACGGTCAGCGAACGCAAGTCCTGCTGCGCAGAAATGCGCTCGATGTTGTTACTCATCAGCCAGAAGGTCTTGATGGGGAGGTCCATCACTTGCCTGTGACTCTGGCCGTAAAAGTGCATCACCCTGCAAAAGAGGAACCCGAAGTCGAGTTCCTCAACGTCAGGGCTGGTTACTGCTTTCCCTCGCCACCTTCGCTGGCTTGGGCACCTTCTTCGGCGCCATCAACAGCGTCGCCGCGCACGAAGGCCACGATGGTCTGAAGCTGCTCCAGCGACAGTTGGCCCAGAACTTGACGCGAGATCGACGGCACGGAGCGCAGAATCATCTCCACGGTTGCCTCGATCTGGTCGGCGATGGAGGTCTCGGCGTTCATCTTCTCGGCGACACGGGTCGTCTCGATGAAGTTTTCGACGGTCATGCCGAGCACCGGGTAGCTCACGCCGGCAATCACCAGCTCGCGGCCTTGGTCGAGAGCCAGCTTGTCCAGGTTCAGAACTTTCATTTGTTACTCCTCTAGGTGACAGCCCCGCTTCAGGCAGCGGGGCTTGATTGGGTTTTGACTACGTCAGTTGTGACTTCGTTACACGGCCGAGGTGTCGCCCACCGCGAACAGCTTGCCGGTCGAGTCCGGGTAGCCGTTGAACTCGCACGAGAAGATGCGCTCGTCTTCGAGCTTGTAGGCGAACTGGAGCGCGCCAGCGGTAGCGGCCTTGAACACGGTGAAGTCTTCCGACTTGTCCGCGTCCGGCTTGCCGACCGGGTGCAGCACGAGCGCCTTGGCGATGTCGAGCAGGTTGGTGCCGATGGCGGTCGGAACGTTTACGACCTTACGAGTCGGATCGACGGTGTCGGTGACCAAGGTCGCGCCCGGCATGACCTTGACCATGTTTTCCAGGGTGGTCTCGGCCAGCGGAACCTTCACGGTCACTTCGCGGCCCATGATGTATTCGTTGATCGGGGTTTTGCCGAACTGGTCGATCATGACCTTGTGGGTTTCGGTCTTCACCGAAACCTCGACGCCGCCCTTGGTGTAGCCAAGGTCTTGACCGTCGTAGGTCACCTTGCACACGCCAAGCTTGACGTTCTTGATGTCGCTTGCCATTCAGTTGCTCCTTTGCAAAGAGAGAAAATACGTCAGTGCTGACTTATGGACAATACCACAAGGACTGTCAATAGTCCAGAGCCTCGATCTGCTTCAAAACCACTCGCGCCATACGCTGATAGATGGATGCTGAGTGTTTTTCCAACGCCCTTTCGAGGAATTTGCCGCCTGCGATTTCGCCCGCTGCGGCACTGATCGCGACCGACTTCTGACTCGGCATGAAGCCGGTGTCGTTCGCGCCCCATCCCATGTGTTCATGAACGTGCCAGGCATACTGCCCGACCGTCTCCGCGCTCTTCTTCTGCTCGGGGTCGCGCACCGGGTGGTTGTTGTTGATATAGACCGACCACGTCGAGCCGCCGCCTTTCATGAACCGACCGCGCTCGTCGCGACCATCGCCTCGTCTGCTGATCTGGATCGCGTCCTTCAGGTCACCGTAGTCCTCGGGCGCCATGTTGCGGGCCGTTTGCTGAACTTCGTCCGCCACCGTGCGCAACATTTCCTGGACTTCTGGCGAGTTCGCCACATCTGCGGCGCGAATGATCCGCAGCTTCACCTGATCGAAGTTCTCGGCGTCGAAAGCCATTACGCCCTCGTGAAGACGATGTCGATGTCGGTGGCGAATTCAAGCAGGTTGCCGCCCGACATCGGGAACACGACCGGGTCCGTGAGCGGACGCATGTAGGTCACGTCCATGTTGCCAACCCGCTTGTGCTGCACGGTAAGCGCAGCGCAGACCTCATCGATAAGCGCTTCGCCCTCCTGGTAGTCGCGAGCGCGCACGATGACGCGAAAGCCGGTCTTGTAGTAGCCCGGAAGCTCGTAGTCGATCTTGGTGCCCGAAAGGTGATTGCGCAGCAGAACGCCCTTGGGTGCGTCGGCCGGGATCGTGTTGATGAAGAGCGTCTCACCCATGACGCCAAGCCCGGCGCCTTCGATGAACTCCGCGATTGGCATCAGGTTCATTTTTCGCTCCAGTAGGTGCCGGCAATCTCGTAGTGGTCGAGACGGCCATGCAGATCATGGCGCGGGAAGCGGGCGACGATGCGCAGCTTCACGCCTTCAATCTCGATCACGTCGTCGATCTGGGCCTTGCTGAACTTCGTCACCAGCAACAGCGCGTCGGCCTGAAGTTCGCGGGCGGCGCCGCGAGAGGCCGAAGAGTCAGCGCGCACGGAGGACTTTTCGTTCTTGAGGTTCAACGTGATGATGGAGCAGCGCTCGCGCAGCTTGGTCGAAGGCAGAGGCTGACCATACACGTCCGTCTTGCCGCTGCTCTTGTGCAGCACGCAGTCTTTATTGGGCCGGAACATAGGGCGTCACAATCGCTTTGGAGTTGGGGTGAAAGACCGTGTCGCGGATGGCTTCAAAAGTGGGGTAGATGTCGTTTTCGCTAATTGCAAAAACGACCTGATCCACGATGTAGCCACCCTCGTTGATCCAGATGGCGGCGGCCAGGGTGTCGCCGAACGCGCGGCGAAGATCGACGAAGGCGTCGATGTCCGCC